GCTAGACAAGTCTTAAACGTAGAAATAGAAGATGATACATATTTAGTTTGGTTATATACACAAGATAGTGAACAAGAAATATGGCAAGATGAAAAAAGTTGGTATAAATCTAATCCAACATTAGGAATAGTTAAGAAGTGGGATTATTTAAGGGATCAATTAAACAAAGCTAGATATTCAACAGAAGATAGAGCTTTTGTGTTGGCAAAAGATTTTAATATAAAACAAAATGCAACTCAAATGTGGTTAATGGACAGTGATTATACATATATTCAAGAAGAAAAACAATTAGCAGATTTTAAAAATTGTTATTGTTTTGGAGCGGTGGATTTATCGCAAACCACAGATTTGACAAATGCTAAAATACTATTGATGAAACCAAACGATAATAATAAATATATTTTTTCTAAATACTTTATTCCAGAAAGTAAATTACAAGATAGCAACGATAAAGAAGCAGGAGCGAAGTATGAAGAATGGGCAAGAGATGGATTATGTGAAATTCATGAAGGTAATGCAGTAGACTTATCAAAGGTTGCCGAATGGTTTAAAAAACTATATACAGATTACGGAATAATAGTTTATAAACTAGGTTATGACCAAAGATTTGCAAAAGATTTTTTAGATACAATGAAAAGTTATGGTTATGGTTATAACAAAGGTGAAACTTGTGAAATGATTAACCAAAGTAAATATGTAATGAGTGTTCCGATGAAACTGGTAGAAGCAGATTTGAAAAGTAAATTAATTCATGGATTAAACGAAATGGACAAATGGTGTTTGTCTAATACAAGCTTTGAAATGGATGGGCAACAAAATATAATGCCTATAAAAGTAACTGCATCAAAAAGAATAGACGGGGCAGTAACATTGATAATTCTATATGCGATATTTACAAGGTATCGTAATGAATATATTAAGAATTTAAAATAAAGCGAGGTGAAATAATGGGAGTGTTTGATAAATTAAAAATTAAAGTGGTAAATAAGATTTTGCATTGGGCAGGAACTGTTAGAGGTTATACACCAACGTTTGCTTCCTTTGGAGAAGATATAATGAATGACGATACTGTTCTTACAATCGTTAATAGAATATTAGATGAGTATTCAAAATTAAATCCAAGACATATAAGAACAGTTAATGGTAAACAAGTTAAAGTATCAGATCCAAATATAAATAACTTGTTAGAAAATCCTAACCCTTATATGACGAAATCAGATTTTTTAAGAAAGATAGCATTTTTAAGGGAAACGTATGAGAATGTATTTATCTATCCAACTTATGATTTATATCAAAATAAAAAAACAGGGGTAACAAAAAAAGTCTATACAGGTTTATACCCTTTGCAGCCTAACAATGTAGATTTCTATGAAGATGATAGTGGAACTTTATACATAGAATTTAAATTGCCAAGTGGAGAGCGTTCAGGGAAATTACTTTATGATGATGTTATTCATTGGAGAAAGAATTTTGGTATAAATGATTATATGGGTGGAGACCAAAACGGCTTGCCTAATAATAGTGCTTTATTGAGACATCTTCAATTAAACGATAAATTAATACAATCAACATTTAAAACAGTGGAAGGTTCTTTAACTATTAACGGAGTTTTAAAATATGGTGGATTAATTAGTACAGAAGATAGAGAAAAAGAAAGAACAGAATTTGAAGAAAAATTACAAAACAACAAATCAGGAATTATAGCTTTAGATAGTGGTGGAGATTATATTCCTATTCCATTTAACGGAAAATTAATTGATAGAGAAACTTTGGAATTCTTTGAGAAAAAAATCAGACAACATTATGGAGTTAGCGAAGAAATATTAAATGGTAAATACACTAACGAGGAAAAAGAAGCTTTCTATGAAACTGTATTAGAAGCAGGAGTAATAAGTTTAGGACAAGCATTTACTAGAGTAATGATAACACCATTTGAAAGAAGTAATGGAAATGCAATTGTTTTCTATACAAACAGAATACAAATGATGAGTGCAGACAAAAAGATAAAACTAGCAGAAGTGCTATTACCAGTACAAGGATGTACTCCAAATGAAATACGTTCTTGGTTTGGCGAAGCTCCTATTGAGGGCGGAGATCAAACATATCGTTTCTTAAACTGGGTATCAAGCGATATTGCTAATGATTATCAAATGAGTAATCTAAATAAAGTAAATGATACCAATAATCCAACCGCTTCAAATAATAAAAATGATAATGATGATGAAGCATACAATGATATAATAAACAATGATACTGAAAAAACAACAAAAAAGGATGGTTTTAAGCAATGAAACATTATAAATGGTATAATTGCCCGACTTGCGGTAAAAAGTTGCTGAAAATCCACGAAAATAGCATAATACGAGATGTTAAAGTATGGTGTAAATCTTGTAAACAAGAAATAGAATTAAATTTAGAGCCAAAGAGCCAGTAATACAAACTATTGTGTTTGTGTGCTGGCTTTTATTAATTTAAAAAGGTAGGTGATACGAATGAGTAAGAATAAAAATGATAAAGAATTAAGAAGTGTTGAATTTAGGGCGACAGAAGAAGAAGGGAAGATGGTTTTAGAAGGTTACCCAGTTGTGTTTGATAAAGAAACATTGATTGGTGATGAAGAGTGGGGCTGGTATGAAGTCATTGATAAAAAGGCTTTAGACAATGCTGACCTATCTGATGTACCTCTTAAATATAATCATGGTGATGCTAAAGGAATATTAGCAAGAACTAGAAATGGTAGTCTTAAATTAACAATAGATGATAAAGGCTTGAAAATGAGAGCAGAATTAATAGATACAACAGATAATGTTGATATTTATAAATGTGTAAAGAGTGGTTTACTAGACAAAATGAGTTTTGCTTTTAATGTTATTGAAGATAATGTTGAACAAAAAAACGGTGAAACCCCTAAAAGAACCATTACTAAAATTGGTAGATTGTTTGATGTGGCAGTAGTAGATTTACCTGCCTACGATCAAACTTCTATATATGCAAGGAGTAAAGAAATTGTTGGAGAACGATTAAGAAACTTGCAACCATCGGTGGAGACTGATGAAGCAACACTGGAGAGTGTTGAAAAGAAATCTAGTGAATTAGAATTAGAGAAACTAAAATTTGAAATTCTATTTGGGAAAGGAGAGTAAGAATGAAAAACTATTTAGAAAAAGTAATTAGTGCTAAAACTGAACAAGCAGAAAGCATTAGAGCAGAAGTAAAAAGTGCAGAAACTGCTGATGAAGTTAGAGCATTAGGAGAAACACTAGAAACTGTTTTGGCTGAATTAAATGATGCTAAAGAACAATTAGCAAAATTGGAAGAAGAAACACCAGTTGATGAAAATCCTGCTGAACAAAAAGCAGAAGGTGACGAAGAAGAAGCACCTACTGATGAAGAGCCAAAAGATGAAGAAGAACAAAAAGCAGAAGGTGACGAAGAAGAACCTAAAGAAGGCGAAGAACAAAAAGCAGAGGAAGATGAAGAAGAACCTACAAGCGAAGATGTAAAACGTTCTGCTGATTGGGAAAAAGTTGATGCTAACAACTTAAAACAAGTAGCAACATATGAACAAAGAGGAGGAAATACAATGACAAAAGAAGAAAGAAAATTAGTTGAAACAAGAGCAAAAGACCTTATTGAAGGTAGAGCAATCACAGTTGAAAGTTCTGATATTTTATTACCAAAACATCAATCAAGTGATTTAGCAACTGCTCCATTTAGACAAGTATCAAGTTTTGTTGACTTAACAAAAATCAAAAACTTACAAGGTGGAGAAAGTTATGAAGAACCATTCGTAAAATCTTATGGAGAAGGTGGAGAAACTGCTGAAGGTGCAGAGTATACAGAAGCTGATACTGTATTCGGAAGTGCAGAAATTAATAAAGTTAAAATTACTGCTTATGCTGAATTCAGCGAAGAAACTGAAAAATTACCTGCTGCTGATTATGAAGCAGAAATTAGAAAAGGTGTAGAAGTAGCGTTAAAGAAAAGATTAGCATACAACCAAATTGTTGGTGCTGGAACTTCTAACACATTTACTGGTATCTTATCAAGTGCAGATACTAACGTTTGCGTGCTTGCAGAAGACGATTTAGAAATTAGTGTATTAGACCAAGATACATTAAACAAAATTATTTTCTCATATGGTGGAGATGAAGAAGTAGAACAAAAAGGTGTTCTAGTATTAAACAAAGCAGACTTACTTGCATTATCAGTAGTTAGAAACGAAGTAGGAGATCATGCTTATAAAATTGATTTAGCAAACCAAACAATTAATACAGTTCCATATGTAATCAATAGTAACTGTAAAGCATTATCAACTGCTAGTGAAGGAGACTATACAATGTTCTATGGTATTCCACAACACTACACAACTGCAATCTTTAGTCCAGTTGAAATTAAAAAATCTTATGATTACAAATTCAAAGAAGGAAAAATTGCTTATAAAGCAGTAGTATTTGCTGGTGGTAATACAACTTCTTATAGAGGTTTCATGAGAATTAAAAAAGCAGGAGCAGGAGCTTAATGCTTCAAAAAGTAAAATAATCAAAAGGAGTGATAACCAATGGATACAAAAGAATTATTAAATAGAGTGAAAACAGGATTAGGAATAACAGGAGATTATCAAGATGAAATTATCATGTTGTATATTGATGAAGCAAAACAATATATGGCTAACGCTGGAGTTCCAAAATCTACTATTGATAGTGCTGTATCCGTTGGCACTATCATTCGTGGGGTTTCTGATTTATGGGATTATGGTAGTGGCTCAACTGGTTTAAGTCCTTATTTCAAAGAAAGATGTATTCAATTAAGAATGCAAGGTGAAAAAAATGACATTTAGACCAGAAACAATAAGAAATAGAAGAACACCAATGAAATTAAGAGTAGTAGATAGATACGAAAAAACAGGCGGTGTATCTAAACCTATTTACAAAGATGCTACTAATCCAATAATCTACTGTAATTTTAAAACTTACGGTGGAACAGAAACAACAGTCAATGGAAGATATGTTATTGAAGATACAGCGACAATAACTACAATTTATCGTCCTGACATAACAAGTAATTGCCAAGTTGTAAGATTATCAGACAACGCAACATTTGAAATTATAAATGAGCCAGATAACGTTGAAATGAGAAATCAAGATTTAATATTCAAAGTTAAAAGATTGAAAGGCAAAGCGTAATGGCAACAAAAAAGAAATTTGAATTAGAATTTGAAGGTTGGGAAGAGTTAGCTGAGCAATTCAGAAATTTAGGTGGAGATACCAACCAATTAACTGAAAAAGTATTGAAAGCAACACATGAGTATGTAACACCAAAAATCCATGAAAAAATGCAAACTTCAAATTTACCTGCAAAAGGTAAATATTCGCAAGGAGATACAAAAAAACAAATCATTGATAATGTCAATATAGAGTGGTTTGGAACTTCTGCAACAGTTGATATTGGATTTAGCCTTGATGATAGCATAGTTCCTATATTTCTTATGTACGGAACACCCACAATGAACCCTGTTAAAGGATTGAAAAACGCTATATACGGAACACAAACAAAAAATGAAGTTGCCGAAATACAAGAACAAATATTTGTAGAAGAAATTAATAGGAGGTTAGGGAATGGAAAATAAATTAGTTAGTATTCTTGAAGGATTAGAATTAGAACAAGATTTTGATGTAGTTTTACAAGGTACATTAGATCCAGAAGACGGCTATCCTGATAATTTCTTTAGTTATTGGAATTGGGAAACGCCTAGAGATGGCTATTACAACAATAAGCACACAAAAGTTTATTGGGGATTTCAAATTATTGCTTATAGTTCTGATAGAAATTTCTTAAATAAAATGACAAAGAGGGCAATTGAAGAATTAGAAAAAAATGAATTCATTACAGATAGTGATGGTGAAGATATTGCAAGTAATATCAAAAGCCATACTGGAAAAATGATAGAAGTATATTTTATTGAAAAAAAGGAGGAATAGAAAATGGCAACAGTAGCTGAATATAGAGGTTGTGAAAACCTAGTATTTGCAAAAGTAACAGCAGACACTTTAGAAAGTTATACAACTGGAGAAGTAAGACCATTAGCAGCACTTGCAGAAGTAGGTGTAACAACTGAACAAGGATCAGAAACAAAATATTATGATAATAACCCAGCGTTAGTTTTAAAAGGTGTAGGAGCTGAAACTAGAACATTCACAATTGACCACTTAACAAATTCAATGTTAGCTGAATTAACTGGACAACAAATTGATGAAGCAACAGGAGCAATTTTAGGTGGTGGAGATAACGTAACTAATCCTTATTTTGCAGTTGGTTATGTTAGTGAAACAACTGATGGAGTTAAAACTTATAAATGGGCATTAAAAGGAACATTCCAAATTCCTGATGAAACTAATACAACAAAAAATGCAGGAACAGATGCTAATAATATGAGTTTAGTATTTACAGGAATTGCAACAACTCATAAATTCACTAATGGTGGTAGAAAAGTTTATGTAGCTTTAGAAGATACTAAAGAAGACGGAAGTAAACTTGATTTATCTACTTGGTTTGATGAAGTTCAAACACCAGATACAATTTCAACATTTGCACCAGGAGCTTAATGCTTCAAATAGTGTAATTAATGTGGGGACAGCGGAATATTACGTTTTCATATAATGCCTTGTCTTATATGAATTACCCACAACTTATTTTTTGACAAGGAGGAAACAAAATGAAATTAGAATTACAAATTCCTACAAAGGAAAACAAAAAAGAAATTGAAAAAACATATACAGCAGAAGGGTATGATTTACCTTTTGGAATTATAAACAATGTTCTTGAAACATTAGATTTTGAAAAGATGGATGAAATGTCTTTAGGTTTAGCAATAATTAAAAACCTTAAAGAAATCAAACCGTTGATGTTAGATATTTTTGAAGGATTAACAGAAGATGAATTAGATCGTGTAAGTACCAAAAAATTAATACCTATCATCTTCAAAATCTTTATTGATACAAAAGAACAATTAACAGCTGAAATAAAAAACGTGATGGGGGAACACAAGTAAAAAGTGTTCCCATTTCACAATCTATTTTTGAATTAGTAGATAGTTTATGTCAAAGATATTATTCTTTAAATCCATTTATTATATGGAACACACCAAGTGGAGAAGTATTTAGATTAATTAGACGAATTCAAAGAAGTAATAACTATAAAGAAGAAAATAACATTGAGCCTAACAATGTTCAACAAATCACAAATAACAATTCAATTCAAAGAAGAAACGTTACAGGTAAACGAGGAACTGGAGGTTGGATTTAACAAGGAGGTGATTGAATGGCTAAAGCAAAAGAAGTAACAACAAAGTTTAGAGTGGATTTATCTGGGTTTAGTAAGAATATTCAGCAAGCTAATAGAGATATCAAATTAGCAAATGCAGAATTCAAAAATGCAACTGCTGGCATGGATAATTGGGCACATAGTTCAGACGGTTTAACTGCAAAGATAAAATCAATGAACACTATTCTAGAAGCCGAAAAAACAAAACTAAAAGAATTAAATAACCAATATGAAGCGGTAAAAAGAAAAGAAGGCGAAGCAGGGGATGCTACAACAAAATTAGCAAACGAAATAAAGAAACAAGAAAAAATTGTTGATGAACTTACTGAAACATATGGTGAAAATTCAGATGAAGTAAAAGATGCCAAAAAACATTTGGATAGCTTAACCAAAGAACACGACCAAGCAGAAAAAGCACAAAAATCTAATGCAAAAGCAGCACAAGATTTAAGGGTAAAAATAGAAAATCAAAGTGCAACAGTTAAAAAGACTGAAAAAGATATTAAAGGTTATGAAGGTTCTTTAGAAAAAGTTTCTGATGCTGAAAAAAAAGCAGCCAAAGAGGGCACAACTGTTGAAAAAGCATTGAAAGATATGGAAAAAGAACTAGATGATGTTGAAAAATCAACAAAAAAAACTGGCGATGGATTTACTGTATTTAAAGGAATTCTTGCTGATTTAGGTTCACAAGCAATAACTGGTGCTATCAATGGAGTTAGGAAATTAGGAAGTGCTGTTATTAATTTAGGGAAAGAAGCGGTACAGAGTTATGCAGATAACGAACAACTTATTGGTGGTGTAGAAACTTTATTTAAAGATAGTGCTGGAGTAGTTCGAAAGTATGCAAACAATGCTTATAAAACTGCTGGAATGAGTGCTAATCAATATATGGAAACAGTAACATCATTTAGTGCTAGTTTATTGCAAGGGTTGAATGGAGACACAGCAAAAGCAGCAAAAGTTGCAGATATGGCGATTACAGATATGGCAGATAATGCTAACAAAATGGGTACTGATATAGGGATGATCCAAACTGCTTATCAAGGTTTTGCGAAACAAAATTATACAATGCTAGATAACTTAAAATTAGGTTATGGTGGTACAAAAACTGAAATGGAAAGATTGCTTAAAGATGCTAGCAAGTTAAGTGGGCAAAAATACGATATAAGCAATCTAAATGACGTATATGAAGCAATTCACGTCGTTCAAAAAGAAATGGGTATTACAGGAACAACGGCAAAAGAAGCTAGTGAAACAATATCTGGTTCAGCCTCTGCAATGAAATCGGCTTGGCAAAATTTATTAACTGGATTAGCAAGTGGCGAAGATATAAGTGGATTAATTTCTAATCTTGTAGATAGTGTAATGACATTTGCTGATAATTTGCTACCGATAGTTAAAAATGTAGTAAGTGGATTTGGAGATTTAGTTAGTGGCTTATTAAAAGAAGTTATACCAAAATTAGTTGAAGAAATACCACCATTATTACAAGAATTATTGCCTAATCTTATAAGTGGTATAGAGGCGTTGATAAATGGAGTTATAACAGCTTTGCCAGCACTTCTAAAAATTGTAATAGATATAATACCTCAAATAGCCAATGGTTTATTAAATATGTTGCCATTATTGGTTGATGTAGGTGTTGAATTGATAAGCAGTTTATTAGTTGGTCTAGGTAAAATGATACCAGAAATAACCATAAAAATTATTGAAATAATACCTAAAATAATCGATGCATTAATTCAAGGTATACCTCAATTGATAGCAGGAGCATTACAATTCTTTATGGCAATAGTTGAAGCTATTCCAGACGTGATAAATGCAATAGTTACTGCTTTACCACAAATTATAAATAGTATAATAGATGGTCTGATTAGTGCTATACCTCAATTAATAGCAGGAGCTATCCAATTGCTTAATGCAATAGTAGAGGCTATACCTCAAATACTTCCTGTAATTACAGAAGCATTGCCACAAATTATAGAAACTTTGATTACAGGATTGCAAACAATGATACCTCAATTAATAGAGGGTGCGGTCAAACTTCTAATGGCAATTATAGAAGCGATACCACAAATTATACCACCATTAGTAGAGGCTATACCACAAATAATTAACACTCTAATAAATGGATTAGTTAGTGCTTTACCATTATTGCTTGATGGTGCAATTCAATTATTGATGGCAATAATACAAGCTATACCTATTATCATACAAGCATTAATTCCAGAGATACCTACCATTATTAGTACAATAACAAATGCATTAATCTCAAATATACCAGTTTTAATAGAAGCGGCAGTTCAATTATTAATGGGAATAATACAAGCCATTCCTACAATAGTGATTGAGATCACAAAAGCAGCACCTGATATTATCAAAGGTTTAATTGAAGGGTTGTTAAGTGGAGTGTCTGCTTTAGGGGAAACAATAAAAACTATTGGAAGTACTATTCTAGGCGGTATAAAAAGTTTCTTTGGAATAAATAGTCCATCAACAGTTATGGCAGAACAAGGCGATTATTTAGTAGAAGGAATGATTAATGGTTTAAAAGAAATGCCAAGCAAGGCTTTAGAAATATTCAATAATTTATTCAAAGAAGTTATGGCTTGGGGAGAAAAATTAGCTAAAAAGGCAATAGAAATTTCAAATAAATTTGTAAATTATATAATCAATATCGTAGTAAAACTTCCATCAAAAATTTGGAATGCAATAGTTAGTGCAATTAATAAAGTTGCTGAATGGGGAAGTAAAATAATTTCAACAGGGAAAGAAAAAATAACTAATTTTATAAATAGTGTTTTCTCAATAGCAAAAACAACTCCATCAAAAATTTGGGATGCGATAGTTAGTGCAATAAGCAAAGTTACTAAATGGGGAAGCAACTTAACCTCAACAGGAAAAGACAAAATAGGCAGTTTTGTGAGTGGAATATACACCATAGTGAAGTCTATACCAAGTAAAATTTACACTGCTATAAGTGGAGCTATTGGTAAGGTTGTTGAATGGGGAAGTTCTATGCTTTCAAAAGGAAAGGAAGCAGCCAATAAATTAGTTTCTAATATTGTTTCTATAATCAAGGAAATGCCAAGCGAAATAGCAGATGTGGGTAAAAATCTTGTAGAGGGAATTTGGAACGGAATTAGTGCTTCTACTAAATGGATTAAAGACAAAATAACTGGTTGGGTTGGAAGTGTAACTGACTTCCTTAAAAGTTTATTTGGAATAAATAGCCCATCAACAGTTATGCGTGATGAAGTAGGTAAATATTTAGCACAAGGGATTGGAGTAGGATTTGAACAAGAAGCAGATAATGTTAAAAGAGATATTAACAGAGCTATTGGTAATTTAACTACTCAATTGAATGTTCCAACAATAAATTTAGGTTCTAATGGAGCTTTAAATAGTAAAACTACTATTGTGAATAACAATTTTTATCAAACAAATAATTCACCAGAAGCATTAGATAATCTAACAATTTACAGACAAACAAAGAACATCTTAAATATGGCGAGATAGGAGGAGTATAAACATGTATAAGTTAATTATTGAAAATCAAAGAGGTCAACAGATTGAACTCACACATAACGATAAATTTACAATAGAAAAAATTACAGGCTTAACTCCTCCATCAGCCGAAATTTCAGTTAGTGAAAATATAGGAGATGGTTCTGAATTTAAACACGAAAGAACAAGCAAAAGAAATATAGTTATTGATATGTATATCAATGGAGATGTAGAAACAAACAGAATAGAGTTATACAACTACATTAAAAATGGAAAATATACAAAAATATATTTTGAAAATGGAAAAAGGAGTGTATGGATTGAGGGTTATGTAGAAACATTGGAAATTGATAATTTTACAATGAATACAACTTGTCAAATATCAATCTTATGTCCTGATCCTTGGTGGAAAGATATAAAAGAAGCAATAAATAGTATAAATACTATTAAAGGCAATTTCTATTTCCCATTTTACACAGTAGAGCCTATACCGTTTAGTACATACGAAATTATACAAATCTTAAATTTGATAAATAAAGGAGATATATCTTCAGGAATGACTATTGAAATTTTTGCAAGAGGAACAATAGTAAATCCTAGAATTTACAATAGAGAAACAACTGAATTTATTGGATTAGGGGATAGTGAAAACCCATTTACTTTATTGCCTAATGACAAAGTAGTAATAACTACACACACTAATAACAAAAAAATAAAATTAATAAGAAATGCAACAGAAACAAACATATTTAACTATTTAACTCCTGATAGTGTCTTCTTACAAACGGAAGCTGGAGACAATGTTTTCACTTATACAGCCGATAGTGGAAACGAATACATAGATATTACATTTAAACATTATTCACAATATGAAGGTGTATAGATGAGAATTGTCATAGCTGATAAACAATTTAAAAGGTTAGGAGTTATAGAAAATGCCGAAGTAATATGGGCAACAAGGTATTATAAAACAGGAGATTTTGAACTTTATGTATCAAAAATAGGGGAAAATCTAGATTATATTTTAAATGGCTATTATGTTATTAGAGATGATATAGAAGAAGATAACGTTGGAGTTATAGAGGGGATTTCTATTCATACTACTCCAACACAAGGCGACATGATAACTGTAACTGGGAGATTGGCAGAGGGTTATTTCTTGAATAGCCGAGTTATATCTCAACAAACTCAATTATACGGTAATGTTCAAGATGGGATTATTAACCTAGTATCTTCAAATCTTATAAATCCTAGTGACGAAAACAGAAAAATTGATTTTATAACATTAGGCGAGTTAGATACTTCTATTACTGAAAAATTAGAAATGCAAATTACAGGAGATAACTTACTTACAAAGATAGAAGAAATTTGTGAAGAAAAAAAAATTGGTTTCCGTTTCATTTTTGATGAAAATAAATTTTATTTTAAAACTTATAAAGGAATAGACAGATCATATTCGCAAAAAATAAATCCTAGTGTAGTGTTTACTGATGAATACGATAACCTAGAAGAATGTCAATATGTCAAAAATACTTCTGAAATTAAAAACTTTGCTTATGTCGCTGGAGAGGGAGAAGGTTTAGACAGAAAAATAGTTGAAGCCTATTCAACAAGTGAAGCACCAATAGGACAAGATAGATTTGAAATATGGGTAGACCAAAGAAACGTGTCTTCTAATAACGAAGATATAACAGAAGCTGAATTAACTAGCCAAATGGAAGAAGAAGGGTTAGAGAATTTAGTAGGAATAAGTGAAGCTTTTGATGGAAACATCAAATTAACAGGGTATGAATACAGAAAAGACTTTAATTTAGGTGATATAGTGCAAATCTTTAAGAAGTCTTGGGGGTTAGGTATTTCAATGAGAATTATAGAATGTATAGAAAGTATAAATAATACAGGAAAAAGTATTGTTTTAACTTTTGGAATTTAAGGAGGTGCTTATTGAATGGCAGAAATAGATTTAACTAGTGGCTTTGAAAATGCCGTGTTAGTAGATGGCGAGCCTGATAGGGTATATGAAGCAGAAGATATAAATACAAGATATGAAGGACTTGTTTCTTCTTATGGAGTTTATTCTAATATAGATAGTGCTTGTCAAGTAGTAGCAAATAACGGAATGAGTGTTGTTGTTAAAACTGGTAAAGGAGAATTAAACAATCATTGGTTTAAAATAGAAGCCGATACAGAATTAACAATAGATGCTGCTGATGTTATTTTAAATAGAATTGATAGTATTGTATTAAGAAGAACAAGTACAGACAGAAAAATAATTTTAACAGTTAAAAAAGGTGAACTAGCAACAAATCCAGTAGCACCAACTTTAACAAGAACAGAAGAAATACAAGAAATATTTTTAGCAAATGTAGCAGTAAATAAAAATGCAACAACTATAACTACTTCTAATATAACAGATTTAAGACCATCAAATAATTATTGTGGGTTTATAGCTTGTTTAGTAGAACAATTAAATACAGAGGAATTATTCAATCAATATCAAGCAGCACAAACAGAATTTATATCAGAAAAATCAACCGAATTTAACAATTGGTTTGAAACAATTAAAGATGAAGTAAGATCCACAAGTCTTTATAGAGAATATCAATCTTTATATAGGACAAATGTTGAATATGAACAAGTTATAACTATACCTACTTCTATAAATTATATACACAATAGTTTAGATATTCTGAATGTCTATATAAACGGAATAAAATTATCAGATGGAATTCAATATACAATTAATTCAGATGGTACAACAATAACATTAGCTAATCCACTTGAATTAATAGGACAAGATATAGAATTTGTCAATAAAAAATCAATTGATGGAACGGCAGCAGAAAGTGTTGTAGTTCAACTTGAAGCATTACAAGAAGAAGTTAATAGTTTAGAAAATTATACATATGTTGCAACAGGTTCAGGAGATAATATTATTTTATCTAATATGGTTAAGAATTTTCTAGATGGTGTAGGCAAATATGCTAGTGCATTAGATAACGCTTCTATGAAAATAAATGTGGTTGGAAGACTAGGAATTGACACATTAATTGATGGGCAAATGCAATTTGATTTTAATTCATCTACTTCATCAAATAGAAAAGTAGTAATAGATTTTGCTAATGCAACGATACCTACAATAGCAAGTCCGACTGAAACAATAGATATATTTGCAGTATTTAGTATGGAAACAAACGTAACGGTAGAGAATGCAATAATTGGTGTAGTAGATATTAATGCTAATACTATTTATGGATTTCATGGAGGAGTAGTAAAAAATTGTATTGCTAATATTACAATTTCACCAGATTTAAAAACTAAAGTTTATGGTGCATGGGATCCTTGGGAAATATCTAATAGCAGAATTCTTGTAGTTAGCGATAATGAAAAATATGGAGTTTATGCAGGACGATTTATATTATTCAATTATGTGTTAGCAACAACATCATCAAGTAGTTCAAGTGCAGTTTCTGGTTACGCAATTAAAACTGATAATGCGAATGGTAT